GGCCAGGGGGTGTAGTAAGCCGCCCGGTAGTAACAAAGTGCGTAGAAACAGTGACGCAAATACTAGAGGACGCGGAACTGGCCAGCCAGGACAGGTGCAAGAAGTTCGACAGCAAGGGCCAGTACCAAACACCCAGGACACGCCTGCTAACAACGTTGGGGTTGCCACCCCTGCCAGGAGTAACGTTACCGATAATGTACTCCGCGGGCAGAACGAACGAAATAGTGGCAATACAACGTCGCGTGTTCGGGGAGACGCCAGAGCCCGACGAAACCGTAATAGGGGAACTCAGAGACCTGGCGGTCGAGGTGGCGCATCTAATACGCCACATGAAGCGTCACGATAGGGATTGCACTTTGGCCCAGTCGGCTGTCACAGCTTTAGAGGACATAGTTCAGCGCTATAATGGTGCAAAGCGCATTCGCTATGAGCGAGCATTAGAAATGATAAGGCGACTTGGATGGAGGAAATGCTGGGGATACATAACAACATTCCCCAAACCTGAGAAGATTCTAGCATTTCATGGGCTGTACGGCGATGAGGGGTGGGGGTCGGCTAAAAATAACCCTCACCCCCGTGCTATACAGTTCCGCTCTCCCGAGTACACGCTATTGCTCGCTGGCGAGATTGACGCTATGGAACACGTTTTCTATGGCTGGACAGGCGAAGGGTACACCCTATCGGGTACCCCCCTCGTGGGGAAGGCTTACAACTCCGTAGGCCGGGCAAAGCTGCTCCAACAAAAGTTGGAAGCATTTATGACGCGGGTTGTTGTACTGTCCCTTGACGCAAGCAGGTTTGACATGCACGTAAATGCCGGTTTGCTAGCCGTGGAACACTTATTTTACACGGAAATAAGCAAACGTGGACAACTAAAAGAGCTCCTTGAGTACCAGCGCGTAAACAAATGCCGTAGCTTCACCGAGTTGGTATACCATGTGGTCGCCGGGAGAATGTCTGGAGACAAGAACACTGCGTTCGGCAACTGTGTCTTGTCCATACTCATGGCCATTTTGTACATGCTTTTTCTCAATTCGAAGTTAGAA